CGTGCCGTTGATCGTGCCGCCAGGACAGTAGACCTTGATCGTCCCCGCGACCGCATTGTCGAGGAAGAACGACGATCCCGCCGGTCCCGTGAGGAGCTTCACGCCTGACGACGCCGCCCCCGTGATCGTCACGAACGCCGGATAGACGGTGGGCATCGTCGCCCCGTCGCCCGATCCCGTGCCCGTCGCCGTAACGCCCGTGGTCGTGACGACGATTGTGGGCGTCATGAGGGTCGACCCTGACGCCACCGTCGCCGCACCGCTGATCACCGGGGCCACCAGGGTGGACCCGCTGATCGTAAACGTCCCCGTCATCGTGCCCGTGAGCGTCGGGCTACTGATGGTCGGAGTCGTGAGCACCTGCCCCGTGGAGGGGGGAGGATCGTTCGGAAGAAAGACACCGCCTGCGGATGCACCCATCATTGAACTCCTTTGCTGTCATTCATCGATGGGTTACGTGGCGTAGACGATCTGCCAGGCGCCCGCGGTCGAGCAAAAGGCCTGCGCGGCGTGGTTCCCCGTGGCCGTGATGTCGAACGACGTGGTCCCCGTCGTGCCGTTGATGGAACCGCCCGCACAGTAAATCTTGATCGTGCCGGTGGTCTTGTTATTGAGCACGTAGGATTCTCCCACGCTCGGCACGCCGAGATTCACCCCCGAGGACGTGGCCCCCGTGATGTTCAGGAAGGCCGGCGACGGCACTTTCACGATGGCCGCATCGGCGCTCGTGGATCCAGTCGAGGTAATCTCCTGCGCGTTGTAGAGCACGTAGGGATTCGTGAGCGACGGGGACTGCTGCGTGGGGCCATGCGAGGTGACGGGGAAGTCGTTCGGACTGCCGTATTCCGCCCCCGCCTGGGTCTCGTGCGCGACCGCCGATGAGCCCATGTAGCCGCGCACGACGCCGAGTGTCGGAGACGAGGCCGTATCGGTGATGAGGAAAATCTCTTCATCGATACGGAGGAGCGGCTTCGCCCGCCCGGAGGGGGCGGTATAGGCCGTGAGGGTCAGTCGCGAGGCGGTGGCGCTCAGCGCGCCGTTCAGGGTCGTTACCGTGGTTGCCATGATCTAGTTCTCACTTTCCAAAAAGGTTGCCGGGGCACCGGTCTCTCAATGCCGAGTTGAATCGTGCGTTAGCCGCAGACGCGGCAACCCAGTTCCTGCCGCAGCACCGCCACACCGTAGAGCACATCGAGGCGCTGAATCCACTGGTCCGACGTCGCCACGTAGTCCCGAATGACGCGGATCGACTTCCCCGACTTCCGCGAGGCCGCACGATACGCCTTATCCGTCCCACCAGGGAGCGGCATGTCCACCATTGCGAGCGTCCCGAAGTCCTTCTGAACGACGAGATTCTGCGGCGACACCTTGCCGCTGATGGTCGAAAATGAGGCCGGCGCCACACCGAAGACGTAGACCGGGGTCGACGTCGCCGGCAGGTTGGTCACGTTCTTGAGGTTGCCCGAGGCGTAGATTGCCGGGGCAATCGGAATCGTGAGCGCGCCGCCCGAATCCGACACGGTGGCCGTGACGACGAACTGCATCGTCTGCCCCGTGCTGGAGAAGTTCTGCGGATTCACGCCGTTGACCGGGGTGGTGGTGGAGACGAAGCTGACCACATCGCCCGCATTCAGCGTCGTGCTGGTAAACGTCTGCGTCAGGATGGACGTGGCACCTTCCGACGGGACGCCGTTGGTCGTCGGCGTGCCGCCGAGCGTGCCGACCGTGTGCTGGTAGATGTTCTGATCCATGCTCCAGTCCAGGCCGATCGTGCCGGATTTGGTCATGCTGCCCGAGTTGTACTGGCTCGTGATCGCCTTGCCCGCATTGAACAGCCCTTTTAGGTTGTCCATCAGCGTGGCGTCGGCGTCCGGGTTCAGCACCGCGAAACGGTCATTCGTCGGGCAGGCCATGTTGTCCAGCTTGACCTTCGCCGCCAGGTAGGTGCTCAGCGTCGTCGGCGTGGTGCCGGGGGTGCCCACCGCGTTGTTCAGCCCCTGCGCGAGGTTGCAGACGTCCTGATCGATGAGGTTGGACAGCCGGACGATCTGCGGCTCCAGCACGCGCTTGCGGTAGTTGTCGATGTCGAGCGTGAGGTTCTGCGAGCTGACCTGGGTATCGACGCCGCGCTGGTAGCTGAGGGTCAAAGGCACGAGCGTCTCGGTGATCGCTTCGATGCTCGCGGCCTGCCCGAGACGGCCGATGTAACGGGGCGGTTTGCGGATGCTCAGCGTCTGCCCAAGGACAGCGCCGCCGAACTCGAAATCATTCGAGTATTCGGAGTTGATCTGGATCATCGCGGCATCGGTGTTCTCAAGGACGTCAAGCGCCTCGTAGGTCACGATGTCGTTCGTAAGAAAAGTGTTCGTCGGCATGGGACGCCTACCTAACCGCGGCATCCCCTACCGGCTACATCGGGGGCCGTGTTATCCGTAGGCGTCTGTCATCGAGGCCGGAAAGGCGATGACGGAGACGTCGTGCTAAGAGTCGAGACGCATCTTACACGAAAACTAGGCGCGTTTCCGTCCTAATTCACGGTCGCGCCGTTCGCGCCACCCGGATTTGTCGAAATCATGCCCCCCACGGGACACGACGTCACTCGCGGACGGGATCGCGGTCGCGCTGCCGGTCCCCACCGGCTGAAACGGTGCAGGGGCCGACGACAGCGCCGCGGGCCGCGAAACCTGTTCCGGCGCAATCTCGGCTAAAAGCGCCCCGAACTCATAGGGGGTCGCCTGCTGCATCCGACGTGCGAGGTCCGCATTGGACGCAATCGCATATTGGAGATGCTCGGAGCGGGGATGGCGCAAAATCGCCTGACAGCGCGCCACCGCCTCCTGCTGATCCATCGCGAGCGGGATCGCCGCACCTGGGCCGGCGCTGATGGCCGCGTCGTAGTCCTTGTAGACGGCGCGACCCTTTGCGGTAATCGCCTGGTGCGTCTCCGCCTGCGTCCGCTGCTGGCGATCCGCCTGAATCCCAGCCTGAATGCGCTGTTCAATCGTCCCGGCGAGCTGCTGTTCGCGCCAGTTCGCATGGGCGTCCAGCTTCGCATCCGACCATTCATCGTAGGTCAACTGCGGATACTGCTGAACCGCGTCGTCGTAACTCGGGAACTGGAACCGCTGCCCGTTGACCGGCTGCGCCGTCTGCCGATGCTCCGCCTGGGTGAGCTGCGTTTGCGCCTGCGCGGCCTGCTGGGGCGTGCTGGCCTGCTGGACGCGCGCACGGAGGTCTGTGACTTCCCGTTCGAGCGTCTCGCGCTTGGTGCGCTCAGCCGTCGTCTCGGCGCGGGCCGCGTCACGTTCTTTCGTGAGGTCGGAGAACCGCTGACGGCCACGGGTCTGCTGTGGTTCCGCTGGGATGGGCGCGGCCGGCGCGGCATCCGCCTGCGCGGGCGTAGGCGCGTCAGCCGTCTCGGCGCGTCGGTCGATGTGCTCCAGCAGCGCCGGGGAGGGGTCCCCGATGCCGGTGAGGACTTTGCCGTCCTGCTCGTGGCTGGTTTGCGTGGGCGTCTCGGCCGTCGCGGGGTCGCTCATGCTGTCGGCTCCTCTGCGGCCTGTTGGGCCTGCTGTTCCGCCATCATCACCTCATGCTGGCGCCCGGCTTCCGCCTGTTCGCTTTGTGCCGACTGCCCTTGCGCGGCCATCTCGGCCTGATGCGCCCGGTCTGCCTCGGCGCCCTGTTGCCCCTGCACGCCACTCATCGCGCTCATCCCGGCGTCATGTGCCCGGTCCAGCGCGGCCTGCTGCGCCTCGTGTTGAATCGTTAGACCCGTCGACAGCCGTTCTTCCGCTGCCGCCGCCTGCTGGTTGAGTGTTTCCTTCGCGGCCCCGATGCGGGCGACTTCAATGCGGGCCGCGTTGTCCATGTGCGCCTTCTGCAGATCGGCCTGAATCCGCATCTGTTCGCGCTGCATCTCGTTCTGTTGCTTCATCTGCTCGATCTGGCCCTGCGCCTGATACTTCGCGGTATCGTTCTGGATTTGCTGCTGCGCCTGCTGTAACGCCTGCTGCATCTGCTGCATCTGCTGCTGCACCTGGGGCGGGAGCGACTGATCTGCGCTCGGCGGCTCGAGCTTCTCCGCAATCCCCTGCGCGCCAGGGAAGCTCAGTTGCTTGATGTAATCCGGCAGCACCTTGATCTGCATCTCCGGCGGCAGATGGGGAATCAACTCCCCGAGCGCATGCGCGCCCTCTTCGCGCCTCGTCGCCGTCGCCTTCCCCACCGTCACCGTCACCGCATAGCGGCCGGCGTCGAGGTCGTAGAACTTATAGAGTGATTGGGGATCCTTGGCGATGTCCGGCGTGATGTCCTCCGGTGCGGCCTCTGGGACACCATTCGCGCCCGGCTTGAACGGCTTCCCTGCCATGACCTGTTGGGGCTCGTCGTCCAGCCCCATGATGTGGAGAATCTGCCCCGGTCGCGTAATCTTCGGGATGATTTCAACCATCAACTCCGCGGCATAGATGAGCGCCCGCCGCACATTGTCCGGGTAGTTGCTGTTGGCGAGGTCGCTCTGCGCCTGCAGCGCATTCAGCGCCTTGCCGCTCCGCTCGTTCGGATTGCTGTTCCCAAGGGACGCATCGCCCGCGCTCGTCGTCGCCTTGATCGCCTCTTCACTCGTCCGCATCAACTCGACCGCGGCCTGAATCGGCGGTTCGGTTGGGTCAAACATCGGCGGCGGCTGCTGGCGACCCTGATCGTCCCACGCATCGTAGGGCCAATACGACCAACTCGTCGTGGTGCGACTATCCCAGATGTTCTTATACCGCGCGATGGCCCCCATCGGCACGATCGGGGCCTTCCGCGACGATAACGCGAAGATTTCCACCCCCGCAGAATAGGTGTAGTTTACCATCGTCTGCGGCCCCATACCCATCTCGATCACGCCGCGGAGCCAGGGCTTGCCGTCGACGTTGAGCTCTTCCCCGATAACTGGGATAATCGGGATCCGCGACCCCGCCCAGTCCCATCGCTCGAGCACTTCGCAGGCGTTGATCTTGTAGCCCTTCACGACGGGCTTCCGCACGACGCGCTGCTGCGCGACCTTCGCCCCTTTAGGCGGGACGCCTTCGCCGGCCGTGCCATCTTCCAGCAGGTAAATCGGACGGTCCTCGTAGGTGATGCACCAGAACTCCGCAATGCGGATAATGTCATCACTAACCCAGCCTTCCATGTCCCCCGTTGTGGTGAACTCGGTCAGGCTGCGCATGTCGCACTTCGCGTGCTTGTATTTGGCCTTGAAGTCGTCGCGGTCTAAGTCCTCCGTGATGAGCATGCGCCGCGCATCCGAGCGGGTCGGACGGTTCGCGCTCGGGTCACAGTAAACCGTAAGATTGTTCGTGATGCGCTCCATGCGCAATTCCTGGTCGTAGGCTTCCGGGTCGGTCGGATCCCCATCCCAGGACTCATGCACGTAATCCGTGCGGAGACGGAACCACCCAATGCCACCCTCAATCGCCCCATCCGCGGCCCATTCGATCGGACTCTCCCCGCGGGCCTGATTCTGGACCCGTCGGAGGTAGCCCTTAAAGATATCCGCGGTCTCGGTATCCGCGCCCTGTCCATTCGGGAGCACATCAAAGCCGAAATCAGCATTCTTGATGGTGTTGCTGACCTGTCGGACGGGCTGCGAGAGTCGATCGACCACGAGGCAGGGACGGGCCGGGGCTGGCCCCTGTCCCGTGATGCTGCCGGCGCCTTCGCGGGCCAGCTTAATCGCGGCGGGCCACTGGTCCCCGGCGCGGAACTGCTTCGCCTTGAGGATGCGTTTCCGTTGGGCGTCTTCGGCCGCGCTCACCTTCTTCCAGAAGTCGCGGGCATCCTTCAGGATGGCGTCATCCTCTGTCGAGCGCGTGGGCGTGGTCTCGGTCGCGTCCGTGTCGGCCATTTACGGCGCCCACTTCTGATGCAACTGCATCTGCTCGAGCTGCGCTTCAATCCCCGGCATGATGCGCGTCACTTCATCCCGATACTTCGCGGCATTGTGCTCCGTCTTCACGAGCGCCACTTGGTCTCTCGGCTGTGCCGCCATAAGCACGAGATAGCGATACATCGCCAGAACCGCCTCATCGTCCACCGCACTCCCACGAAAGACCGCCCCGGCAACCTTGCGCCATTTGTCCGGCCCCTCCACCACCACGGTCAAGAGCCGCATCCGATCGCGCTCGATCTTGCGCAGGAAGTCCATGATGCTGTCGGTGCCTTCGCGCTCTTTAAGCGTGGCATACCCAGTCGTCGGGAGATCCGGTAATCTAAACATGCGATCGCAGTCTCTCGGATCCGCGCTCGGTTAACCAGCACTCGACCACGTCGCCATGCTTTCCGCCGTCACGGAGGATGTCTTTCGCCTGCTGAATGTCGGCATCGGGAATAGACCCGTTCGTGCTGATGACAGGCTGCAGGCCGACGTCGGCAAACTGACGGATGAGACGGTCACGCTCGGCGTGAGCCTCGGTGCGGGGCGGGCGGATAATCGGCGCGCTCATCGCCCCAGCACCAGCCAGCGCAGACGGTCCATCAGACGCAGGCGAAGCAGGATGTTCGCGTGTGCGTCCAGACGGGCACGGTGCTCCAGATGCTGCACGGCTTCACTCTGCACCTGGGCGTCCACGTCCGAGCGCACCTGCTGCAGATACGCGGTCAGCACCTGAATCTGCCGCGCCATGTTGTCCAGCGATTGCGACCGCTGGTGCGACGACATCTCCGAGAACGACGGCAACGGGCGTCCCGTCGCATCATCCACGCGCTGTTGCATGGCGCGCATTCTACCATGACTCGCTAGCCGTCCCATGTTAGGACGCCCAACTCATATCGCCTCTAGGCGGCTGTCGCACGGGTGGAGCCACCTGGCCCATTTTAGGCGCAATCGCCTGCGCGAATGTTAACGCGAGCGCATCCCCATCATCCGGCGAATCCAGCCCACGCTTTTTCATGCTCTCTTTCGATTCCAACAGCAGCCGATCCTGCTTGTCGTGGAAGTATCCCGGCCCTGTTAAGTCCATCTCGAGCGCAGACGCCTTATCGATGGCCCCGCCGGCCGA